ATGAAAAAAATAATTAAACATTTTATGAAACCTGTTGAAGTTTTTGAAACATTAGATGATGATATTGGGATGTTTTTAATCATTTCTATTTGCACAGCTCTGATCTTTACTTTCTTTAGTAAATAAAAAATGTGTTAAATAAATTCTCAGATACTTTCCGCAGTATATCAAATTGGGAAGTCAAAAATATCTAAAAAGAATTGACTTTTCATACAACGTATTTTTATGGACCATACAGGACTCGAACTGCAGTGCAAAAAAATCAAGCTTTTTTAAGCGGCTTATTTCCTAAACTGAACTGGAGATAAGCCGTTTAATTTTTGCTTAATTCTACTATATGCTATACCAGTAAATATATTCGTGCAAACCCTGAATAAATTGTTTAACAAATTCAAACTAAAATAAAAAACTAAAACAAATTACTACAAAGAAATAATGTCCTTTACTAATTTTGCAAATTCAATATCTCCATTAAATGGATGAACATATTTGTAGACTTCCCCGCCATTTTCTAAAAAATAGTTTCTGTTTTCGTGTTCCAATTCTTCTATTGTTTCTAGACAGTCTACAACAAAACCTGGTGCAACAATTAATATATTTTTAATACCTTTTGATGGTAATTTTTTCAAGGTATCATCAGTTGCTGGTTTTAACCATTCAGATGGCCCAAATTTCGATTGATAGGTTTGATAATAACGAATATCTCCTAATTTATCCATTATTAATTTTGTTGTTTTAGTACATTCCTTCGGGTAGTTATCCCCATCTTTTACATAAGACATAGGAATTCCGTGGTATGAAAAAACGATAGCATCTATTGGACTTTCATTCAAAGCTTCATTTATTTTTTTTGAAAAGTAATCTATATACTGTGGATTATTGTAAAATGATCGAATAAATTTAATATCCACTATCCTATCACTTTTTATAAAATAATTCATAACGGAATCAAACACTGATCCTACCGTTGTCCCAGAGTATTGCGGATACATTGGTATGACATTGAGTTCTTCAATCTCTTTTGATAATAATGTATCTAGAGCAGTTTCTATACTCGGTTCACTATATGACATTCCGATTGTAACTTCCACTTCTGGACATATATTTTTCAAATTTTCCATTTGTTTCTCAGTATATTCCAAAAGAGGAAATCCATTTTCAGTACAAATTTTTTGATAGAGTTTTGCTGATTTTTTTGGACGTATATTCAAGATAATACCGTTCAAAATCGGTTTCCAAATTATAGGATGTATTTTTATTACTCTTCTATCTGATAAAAAAGTTTTTAAATACTTCCTTACTTCCGTCTTGGAAGAATCTTTTGGTGTTCCTAAATTCACTAAGAGAATTCCTGTTCTTTTCAAAATAATTCACTACCTGTCTAATTCTATTATCGACCATGATGAATTCGAACCATCGACCGAATAGTCATGAGCCGTTTGCTCTAACCAGCTGAGCTAATGGTCCAAGTAATAACTAGCTTATTGGGGATAAAATAGTTCTTACTAGTTATAGCTTAATATATAACAATTTTACTTTACTGATTTTCAATTTTCAACAAAAAAACGACCACCTTATTGAGAAAAGGCGGTCTGCGTGAAAAAATAAGAGTTTAAATATGTATAGATATTTTACAATATCTATTTTTTGAGTTCAATATTTTTATGTAAAAAAAGCCGCCTCATTGGGGTAAGGCGACAAGAGGTAGTAATAAAATGAAAAATAAAATTGTTTGGTAAAGATATTTTACCTCTTTCTTTTTTTAATTTCAAGTTTTCATTTTACAAAACAATTGTATTTTATTTATAATTCAAATATACAACTGTATTAAAAACACCTACTAAACATACACAACTTGGGGAAGTATTGTGCGTCTTAAGTAGGTGTTTTCTATATACACAAGATAATTTCGTTTTAACTACTATGATAAATTCGAACCATCAACCTAATGGTCATGAGCCGTATGCTCTAACTAGCTAAGCTAACAATTTTTAAATAAAAAATAACAGATCCTTTAACATGTAAAGAATCTGTTTAGAAAAAAGAGTATGCCATAAATCCTTGTCTTAAGTTTAACACAAAGACCCTAATCTAAACTAGGGTCTTTTTATTGGTACATCGATAATAGTTTCTCATAACTAATTACTGTTTTTTCTTTTTTGTTTTTTGGCTTAGAACTGTCTATAATATTAATTACTGCTGAATTAATTAATAAAACAGCTATTATACCACTTCTAATTTCTTTTCTGTAAATAAATGATACTTTCTGTCCTTCTTCAAACTGTTTACTTTTATCTGATGGTATAACTTCTTTCCATGTTCCAAATCCCATATGATGATCTCCTTTCGTTTTCAACATTCAGAGCCTATCAATTTAATCTTATAAAAAAAACGTTCCAATTAAATTGGAACGTTTTACCAAAACCTTTATTATGCTTTAAAAATATTAACAGCTTGCATACCGCGCTGTCCTTCTTCAATATCAAAAGTTACTGCTTGTCCTTCTTCTAATGACTTAAAACCATCCGCTTGAATTGCTGAAAAATGAGCAAATACATCATTGCCATCTTCACCTGTAATAAATCCAAAACCTTTGTCTGAGTTAAACCACTTTACTGTACCGTTGTTCATATATGTTTCCTCCTTGTGCATACCCTGTATGCGATTTGTTGCAAAAAATGTTTGATAAGCAAAAGGAGAATTATAGTCTTATGTATAGCGCTCTCGTTACATGTCAAAATTGATTACTTATTTATAATACCATACTATTTCCTATAAAGCAAATGAGTGTATTAAAACATGATGGACCAATACTATAAAAAGGTTATAATCCATCTACTCTAGACATGAAATATAAATATACGATACAAAAACCCCCTTGCACAATTATGATACAAGGGGCCTGTAGTCTTTTACTACAAGTAATTGCTTTATTATTCTAGCAAATTAGTTTTGTTAATTCAACCAATAAAATCATTCACGACTTATTAACAAAATTGTGTTTGGCTTTAAATTAGAACTGGGATATTAAGGAATATCGCTAAAGTAGCTATACTACACTTTTCCACTTATTTAAAAGGAAACTGTTCTCAAGTAATAGTAGCTTAGAAATAGTCTAATTCTATTTTTATTAGGATAAATTCCGTACACATTATCCTTTTCATAAATTCAAGCTTAACCTTGTTATAAAAAAAGAAAATCGGTTATGATTAACAAGTAAAATCTAAAAAAAACACCTACCGCACAGTCAACTGCTTGGGGAAGTACGTGCATCTGTGGTAGGTGTTTTCTTATGTAATACAATAGCTTTAAACTAAGCTACTTATTAGTAAAATTAAAATGCTCCTACCTAAGAACTTGTCATAAGATAGGAGCACCTCTTTTCTAAATCGAAAAGAGTCATAATATGAAAAGGTAACTCTATTGTAAATGAGCTACCTCTAAATTTCAACTGATTTTGCAAAAAATCAATGGCTCAATGTTTGACCAGGATAAATCAAGTTAGGATTTGCTAATCCGTTTAATGCAGCTAAGGTTTGATAAGTCGTACCAAGCTTAGCTGCAATACTTGATAAATTATCACCGTATTGAACTGTGTAAATGTTGCTTACTACTGATCCATTTACTTTCAAAATTTGGCCAGGGTAAATAAGATTTGGATTTGTCAATCCATTTAATGCAGCCAATGTTTGATAGTTTGTTCCGTATTGATAAGCAATGCTTGATAATGTTTCGCCATATTGTACCACATGAGTCGCTTCTGGTTGTTTATCAGGAACAGTTGCCGCATCTGGCAATAATTCAATATCGCCTTTGCTAATCCATGACAAGATACCTTCTAGCAATACTCTGCTTCCAGTTACTTCTTGCACTTTATAGCTGTTTCCTTTTACCCAATCTGGAATAGCTTCGCCAGTTGCCCAAGCATCTACATTAAATTTTACTTTGACGGTATCACCAACTTTTACTGCAGAAGTAGGTGTTTTTTCAACTTCTTTACCTTCTTCAATAGCTGGTGTGTTTGTTTCTGGTTGGTTATTTTTTGTATAACCATTATCGGTAATTCCTGTTAAATCTACGTTACCATCTAAACCACCTGCAATATAAGCGGATGTGAATTGCCAAATGCCAATACCATCCATGCTTGGGAAATAAGCATACAATGGATATGGTGACACACCATCGATAGGATACGCAGCAATCCATAAAGAGTTAGGAAACTCTTTGATGATTTGTTGATAGTTTACATGATTTAGTGTAAATGGCTTATAGCTGTAATACATTGGAGTATAGCCAGCCTGTTTGATTCTGCGCATACCGTACAAAATTGTCTCTGTATTTGCTGCTTTTTCGGCATCTGAACTTACATATCCTCCATATCCATCTGGAACACTAGCCAACGCTCCATGTTCAAAATCTAATGCAACGATGGAATTTTTAGGCGTTTGAATACGTGGCAAGAAATAATCCATTGTTGTTTTGGCAATGTCCATGCTACCGAATGTGTCATACCAAATATAAGTGTGTGCTCGTTTGCCTTGAGCGATAGCACTTGCTACTTGTGTTTTGTATGTGTATTGTTCATAAATACCGCTAGTATTGTAGCCACCAATCTGGGCAATAGCGAATTTATCATGTGCATAACCAAAGCGGCCTTGTTCCCCCTGATAAATAGCCCAGTCAACGCCTTGGTCACCTTTTGCAGCAAACACATTTAAAGGCATAAAAAATAGAGCGATTAACGCTCCTACTAAAATTTTCTTTTTCATTTATTCATCTCCTTTTTTATTTTCTGTCTTAAAACTATCGATGAATCGTTGAAATAAGTCTGTTTTACCACCCATTTTTTGATAATTTTCCAATACTGATTTTATTTCCATTAATAGATAGCCTATATATAGGGTGTATAACAACGCAACGCCTGCACCTCCTGGTACAATAACAGATAACGGAATGAAAAAGACGAGTAAAAAAATACTCGTCAATTTTCTTAAAATTCCATTAATCCCTATTTTTGATTTAAATTCTATTTCTGGATTGACTTTAGCTGCAAAGGTACCTGTAAAAAAATCAATAACCATGGCTCCGCAGATTAAAGCTAATATAAATAAGATTTTTGTATCTTCTGTTTCTAAAAAATGTCTAAAATAATCAAACATGTACATAAGTACCACCTTTTCTTTAATTTCAACCCTTAAATTGAATAGACAACCGATCCAGCAGCCCAGCTCGTTCTGTCTTTCCAGTTTAATCCAACAGCTAGCGTCCCAGCAGTTGCACCAGTTGCCACGATGCGACCGCGAATATCAAACGAACCAACTTTCACATCTCCATTTGCTGCGCTAACCCGAATAGTACATGGATTATATTGACTTTTCATAGGAATCGCCCATTCTGGAAGCGTAGCAATCACATCATTTTGATTATTCGTTCCTTTTTCAACGTTAAAATTGATGTGGATTCCTCCACCAACTAGTTCTTCAACGTATGTTGCGTTTGGAATCCCTTGATTACTTTGAAAACCATTTTGGTAACTTAAGACTGCGTATCTTTGGTTTCCAGAAAGTGAATTTGTCGTGATATATTCCACACCTAGTTTTTTCATTCCTTCAAAACTATTTTCTGGAACTGTCCAAGTACCAACTTTAAAACCAGCCATATGTAATGCTTTAACATTTGCTGTTGACAAGCTAGAATTACTATATGAGCAACTAACAGCCGCTGGAACACCTAGTTTTTTGATCTGAGTAATTACACTTTCGTTAATAGCATCAACAAAGTAATGCAACTCTATATTAGGATAATAGGTTCTGATTGTGTTCAATATATTGGCATCAAATGAACCAATAACGCAATTTGCTTCGCCATATCCATAAAGATCCAACGTATCTTTTAACAAATCAAAATTAGCTTTGCTATAGGTTCCAGATTTGATTTCAATAACTGGTACTTTATTTAATTCTTTACAGATTTTTAAATACTCTTCAAACGTAGGTGGCGTTTTTTCTTCATCTGATAAACGAGATAAATTTTCTCCTGTGTCAATTCTTAAATTTCTAAATTGTGCCAATGTCATAGATGATACTTTACCAGTTCCGTTTGTCGTTCGATCAACTGTATCATCATGCATAACTACCCATTGACCATCACTAGTCACTTGAATATCAGTTTCGATACCCCAATGACGTCGAACAGTTTTAAATGCTGGAATTGAGTTTTCTGGATATTCTGTGTTGTTTCCTCTGTGAGCAATCCAATTTAAACCCTCACCCCATTTTTGACGTTGTGCCTTCGTGTCATTTTGATAGAAATCTTTTGTTACTAATTTTTCTTCGATACCGTCAATTCCATCTACATGAGATTTCATGTAAACGGGTTTATCATTTTCAATTAATTGAAAAATATCTGCCATTACGCTTCACCAACTTTCTCAAATGTAAAAACTGGTAATGCATCCAGTTTTGCTTTATCTGTTTTCGACATCAAACCGTCTTTTTCAGCAGAAGCATTGCCAGGAATAGTTGGAATAATAGTTGATTCAGGTAATGCTTTTACATCAGAAGCTGTTAATATAACCTCTCCTACATGGCCGTTCACGGATGAAACAGTACCTGCTCCAGCATCACCAAGTTTTCCATCTATAAATTCATTTAAACCAACAATACCTGCTGTGCTGGTTTGTACATCAATGGCTACGCCATCTTTTTTTATTACATATAATTCTGGCACTATTCACCATCTCCTTCTACTTTTTCAAATTCAACACCAGAACCGCCTAATTTCCCTGCTTCATAATCAGCGATGATTTGTTTTAACTTCTGATACTCGTCTTTTGAAATCAACACGAGATCGTTTGGCAAACCTAAATCGCCAGGCGTTAAAATCACATCGCCAACATAGCCATTAACAGAATTTACTTTCCCTTGTCCCTTTAATAACTTATCTAATCCAACAACACCATCCGCATGAACCAATGGATAATATTGGTATTGAACACCACTTTCTGCGGTTTCCATCATTCGTTTAATTTCAACCATTAAATAACACTTCCAATCTTGAATGTGTTTTGCTGGGCATCATCAATTGTTGCAATGATTAACGCTCCTTCATTTTTAGGATTTTCAGTATTTCCAACAATTTTAATTTCATGGTTAACGGAAAAGTTATCATCTTGTAATAAATAAAGTGTGCTTATTTCACTGTATTTTTTTGTAAATAAGCGTTTCTCTAGTTTCTGATATAAATAGTCCATATCAGCTAACAAGCGCTCTGTAAGTGAATTGTGGCGTACTCCTTGTACGTCCACACGTGCATCGATTAACTCAGCTAGCATTGTTCCGCCAGGATCGACCGTCTTTAAGATATCTTTGATTGATTCAAACCACAAAAGGTAATCTGATTCTTGGCCATTTCGCCAAGCTTCAAATGTATCTTGTTGATTTTTACGCCATTTTTCAAACTCTTCTTTTCTAGCGTTCATCCATGCTGTGAAATCACCTTTATTTTCATTGATGAAGGCGGTCATGTCCGCTATTAAATCTTCAATTGACTGCCAGTATGACCCCATTTCACCTTCTGTTTTAGAAGCTGCTTTAATGACGAAATACGAAAAATTCTGCGTTGAACCAATTAATTCTTCACCGTTATAAATCGTAAAATAAGCTTCTTGGCGATGTAGCGACTGCATAGAATATTCATCAAAAGTGTACTGAATGATCCCACTACGCGCATCTACAACCGTTGCTGGCCGCTGAATAGGGTATTTATTACTGATTACAGATTCAAAAAATACCTTGCAATTAGTTAAATCTAATGGCAAAGCATTTTCTACGATATTTACTTCTAATTTTTCTGTATTCTTATTCCCCTGACGGACATTAATAATGCCGACATAATTATAAGGTTCTGTGGTACTTAGTGTCGCTTGCCATTTACTCATTTATTCACACCCTTTCTAAAAATTAATAACGTCTCGTGGATTAATTCGTTGCCATTGAGCGCCCTTCCATACTTCAAAGTGAAGATGAACGCCAGAAGCTAATCCGGTTGCTCCCATGATTCCCACACGTGAATTAGTTGTTACTTTGTCGCCTACTGACAAATCGACCGAATCCAAGTGACCATAATAGGTCCAGTAGCCATCATCGTGCTTAATTACTACGTAATTTCCGCCTGTCCCATCATAAGTGACAGTTTCTACTGTACCCGAGCGGGCAACATAAACAGGCGGCATACTTCCAGCAGGCATCGATGCAATATCAATACCACCATGAATCACATTTGTTCCCCAGCCAATCTCATCCCATTCTTGAGTGATAGTGTAACTAGAACGTACAGGATTAACCCACTTGTTAGTTCCTGGTTTTAAATTGTGTAGCAAATCATACCAGTATTGCGCCAATGGAATGCGTTCTGGATGTGTGACCGCTGGACGTTCAAAGTTCGCTTCAAATGCCATCGTGGCTGTGCCAATATCTGTTAATGCTTTGAACTCTGCAACGGAATATGGATAAGCTGCCGATGGAATGTATTGGCCATTATGCATATGCCAATCAAGCAACTTCAACTGCGTAGTAATGTTTCGATAGTCACCGCCGATACCAGCTTGAGCCAATAATCGTTGCACATAAGCACGGCCACTTTCGCCAGCAACGGGTGATGTCCATTGAACTAACCCGTAGCCAGGACCTCCGCCGCCTTCGTCAATATCGGGCATAATTCCAGATTCTTGATCCATGTTTCCTAAAATCCCAGCAGCTGCTTGTTCGCTGTAGCCTTTTGATTTCAAGAACTGCCAAACCGCCCAAGCATTTTTCTCTTTTTCGGTTGTTAGCTCTGGTGGTACATCACCATCATTGCCGCCTGATCCATCACCAGGTATTACTTCTTTACCGCCGACAATCAATCTATCAACATAAATAGTTGATTTGTTACCGCCTTTTCCGATGAAATAAGAGTTATTAGCAAGATTCCACTGGGTAGCCCCCCTAATAATCAAACCTGTACTTTCTTCGTTAGAAAGACCGATGATGTTAGTGGGACTGTTCCCCACAAGTAACAACGATTTACCATCTGTTACTACGGGATTACCATTCGCATCGTTTAATAATGGAAATGGGTTTCCTTTAGTCCCCATGTTGCCTACATGGCTCGAACCATCCCAAAACCCCATGCCTTTTCGAGTTAGTTCCATTATTTTAGTTTTCCCATTCCAAGCTTGCAGAGCGCCGTTAACTAAACGCAAAATATCTCCATATGCATTGAATGATGTCTCAAAAATATCAGATCTAATTTTACCAGCTCTGATAAAGTCGGCATTTAAAATACCATCAATGGTCCAAGCGTTTCTAAATGGACCTTTCCACCCAGTAGTTGAAAATCCGATGCCCTGATTGTTAATAGCGATAACATTCTTCGCGGTATCTGTGGAATCTGTATCCATAAAATAAAGCGTATGCGGCCTATTTTTAGGATATTGAAGAATACTACCACCTTTTACACCATTAATTAAATCGGTAACGTAATCAATGAAATCACTCATATAATCTTTCTTAGTCAACGTTTTAATAAATTCTTGAAAATCTTGACTTTGCTGTTTATAAAAAGCAACTTGGATATCTCCTGCAGTGATTTTTATTGTTTTTTCTGCTAAAGCATCATAGACAATTCCTGTAACTTTCGTTTGAATGTCAATATCATAAAGCTTGTGATACACAGTGAACGTATCGAATAAATTATAGTTTCGCATTTTCGCAAATTCTTTTGCTTCTTCTGAATCTGTGAGTTTCTCAATTTCTAGTTCAATAGAAACTTTAGGCTTATCACTTCCTGGATATAATGTAGTGAAGTATTTACCTGCCACTTTATTTAAGCTGGATAAATCTTTTACTCCTTGATCTTCAGTGAACTGAACGTATTGAGCGTAAACATCTGGATATTTGTTGATATATTCGCTCTTAACCACATTTCCATAAATCCGTTGAGAAGTTCCGTCTGCACCACTTTGAAGTTCTGCAAATGGTAAAACTTTAGTAACAATTGATTGCCAATCAAATTTAATGGTTAATCCTTTTAAATCTTTACCATAGCGAACAGTTCCAACGTTATCTCGTCCTCTACGTCTTAACAAAGATAATTTAAAAGGTTCTCGTTTGATTTCTCCACCCCAATATTGAAGCAAAGAACCTTGTTCACCAGCAATACAATTAAGTACGTTTCTAGCTTCGAATACCGTACTAGAAGCTGTGTTAATATCAGAATAAAGTTTGATATCGCATGGTTCGTCCATGTTCTGTTCGATTAATCTCATAGCTTCTGCACCATTACGATTATCAACTGTTACTAGCCTCACTTGTCTGTTTCCTAGTTTATAAGTACGAGATTGAGCATAAATGACAATACTATTAGTAAACGTATCTTTAAACGTTTGTTTGATCTCGAAAATGTGGTATTCTTCTAAGTCATTCGGCTTTGCTTTAATCTGATAGCCATTTTCAAAATAATCACTAAATCTGCTAATCGCTGGATAGTCCATTTCTAGTTCATATTTTCCGTTTGCTTCTTCAGTGATTTCGCAACGTGTCGCATCAATAAGACGTCCTAAGCCGTTTGTTGTAAAATCTTTTTCTCCAGGTTTAAAAATAACTGGAATCAAACTTTTCGCCTCCAATTAGGCTGAACTTTAAACTCTGTCACTTTTCCAGTCCAGCGAAAATTATTTTCTCCACTTTTTAAAATTGGGTAATCTTTGAAAAGTGTTTTATGATCCAAGATTTCAAACGCTCCACCTGATTTTCGATAAGCTTCTTGTTTTTCTGAATCAATAATGATATCTCCATCTATAGCTTTTAATGCATATTCCTGATTATTGATGAAAAAAGAAATATCCCCAGAACCCAAAATCTGAATAGTAGGTTCTGAAGGATATTTTTCTGTGTTTATTAATTGTTTAGGATTACTTGTCCAATATTGGCCAATACGATTTTTTTTGAAAGGTCGGATACTTACAGTAAACTCAAAAGGAATTAAAATCCCTGTTTTTCTTGTTCCTGTAAACTTTGGCGGACTTGTTACGATGGCTTGATAGATGTAATGTTCATCAAAATAGACGATAAAGTCTGAGTAGTTTCCCATATCGAGCCAGAACGAGATTTCATCTTCTAAGAAAGATACTTCTTGTAAATTTCTTGCTTTCGCATAGCATGTAATGGTGCGATCTACATTTTTATAATACTCAAAATCAACAGCTATTGAGTCATTACCCATTCGTTCTCTCAGCTCTACTACACGTCCCGCAGAAAGTCGTTCAGGTCTTTCTCTCATAAACACATTGAATTCAGAGCTATGTTTTCCATTAAGAAAAAACTGACCTCTTTTAAATTCCACCAAAAGCACCTCCTACTGCATCGCTATCTCTATTTTTGACGACTTGAATGTATTTAACTAATTTTTGAGCCATGCTCATTAATTGCTTATCATCTAATTCACCCATTGCTTGTAAATTAATGTTAAAGGTATCACCACCAAAGGTAGTCGTTGCATTGCTGTTGTTCTTATCCGATTTAGATGCTTGAGATTCCTGTTGACTAATATATCTACCTGTGACAGAAAAATCCGGTAATTCCGTTGGCAAATCAGTCATTTTTTTAACCGATTTATCCAAAGTTCCTTTTTCTTGGTCAATACCAGCAACGACACCCAACACGATATTTTTACCAATCATATCCCGCATCCATCTCGAAGGAGAAAATATTCTTAATTGCTTTTGAGTCCATTTTTTAATATTATCAGCCATATTAAACATTGTTTCTTTTAATTTATTAAACTTGTCTGTTATGCCATTAATAAGCCCTTGAATAATATTCTGACCAATTTCAAATAAATCAACATGTTTTAAATCTTCAAAAGTTTGTTTTACATTCGACACTGTATCACTAACACTTCTTGTGAGATTATTCCATGCGTTTTTAGCACCTTGAACCATGTTGTTGAATGTTTCTATTGTGCCATTTCTAATTCTATACCAGGTTTGAACAACACCATCTTTTATTCCAACCGCCGTATCAACAATCCACTGTTTGAAATTGGACCATGTATCTTTTGACCATTGAACAGTTGCATTAAATGTATCAATGGTTCCTTGTTTTAGGTTGTTCCAGCCATCGATCACACCATTTTTAATGTTTTCTACTGTTTCAAAAAACCAAGTTTTCAAACTTTCCCATATTCTAATTGCTTCAAATTTAATATTTATCCACGTTTCGATAATAGAATATTTAATTTCAATCCAAACGTTGATTGCTCCATACTTAATATCAATCCAAAGTAAAGTGAAAAATAACTTCACATCAATCCAAATCTTTTTAATTGTCAACATCAATCCATTAAAAATAGAAGTAACTGAATAGGAAATAGCTGTAACCGTATTATAAAAGATATTTTTAATCCCGAACCAAATTGTCTGAGCTGCTTCAGCAATATTATCCCAAACGGCAATCATATTTGCTTTTGCTTCTTCCCACCCACCTGTAATCATTGATGTGATGAAAAGTATTGGAGCTAACAGAACATTTTTTAGAATGGTAACGACATTTTCAGCGATCATTTTGACATTTTCAATGTTCGCTTTCATAGCGTTAACAACCATTTTAAACGCATTTTTGATTCCTGTTACATACGGACCAATATATTTCCAAACAAAATCAAATGCTGTTGTGAAAACATCTGATATTGATTTTCCAATACCCTTAAACCAATCTTTCGCATTATCAAAGCCGTTTTTAAAACTCTCTCCAACACTTTTTGCACTATCAGCAGCACCCTGCTTGATGTTTTCCCATGTGTTTTTTGAACCTTCTTTTGTTGAATCCCAAAGTCCACTAAAGAATTCTTTGGTGCCATTCCATTTGTTTTTAACCCAGTCGGCTGCATTGCCTGGTGCTTCTTTCATCCATGTGCCAGCATTTGAAAAAGCTTCTTTTGTGCCATCCCACATATTGCTGAAAAATTCCATTGTAGAATTCCATGCTTTTACAACTACATCAGCAGCGCTTGAAATGACCTCCTGGATGTTTTTCCAAATGTTTTTAACAGCATCTCTAAAACCTTCATTGGTTTTCCAAAGATAAATAAATCCTGTGACTAACCCTACAACTGCAGCTAGAATAGCGACAAAAGGATTTGCTAACATTGTTGAATTAAGTATCGCTTGCGCAATTGATAGTCCTTCCGTTGCTTTTTGCCAAGCTGTAAATGCTGCACTTACTTTTTTAGCAAGCATTAACGTCCCGATGCTACCCGCTAAACCCGCAAGTAGCGGTGCATAAGGCTTTAACGTATCATACAATGTTTTAACTGTCTTTATCATTGGCGGTATCATTTCCGCAAACTTAGATAAAGCAGCTTCCATCTTTGCCCCTTTATCAGCGATGATTTCACTAATACTTCCAAAGCCCGCACTTTTTAAGCCTTCGTCAATTTTAGTAACAACATTGGCAACGCCACGAACGATCGCAGTTTTCATGTTAGCCAATCCGGTTTTAATACCTGCAGTAGAGTCTTTAGCAATCTGTTCTAATGATTTAAGACCTCCTCCGCCTTCTTTATTCAATTTAATTAGAGAGTCTTGAAATTCTTCAACTGAAATTGAACCATCAGAGAGACCTTCTTTCATCTGACCAGCAGTTAACCCCATTTGTTTCGCTAAAGCATTCAACGCTGGACCCAAACCACTGTTAATCATTGAGTTCCAAGTTTGCGCATCTACTTTACCATTTGAGAACGATTGGGACAGCTGGATAATAGCATTGTCTACCATCTCTGCAGACCCACCAAAGCCGAGAATACCATTATTTAAAGCTGCAAAAATTTGCTCTGATTTTCCTAAGTCATTTGTTGATGAAGCAATTAATTGAACACCTTTAATAGCTCCATCTAACGGTGTAGGCAACCCTTGAATACTCCTCTTTAAGCTATCCATTGTTTTTGATGTTTCATCAGCTGAAAAACCCATATTTTCAAACACACGATTTGCGTTATTTAACGTATCTACACGATTAATGGCCCCGTCGATGTTGCTGGTAATCAATCCAATACCTTTAGAGATAATTTTAGTTGCTCCGCTAGCTAAAAAGTTACCAACAAAAGACGTCCATATGCTCCCAAGAGATCGGCCGCCTTTTTGTCCTGTTCTATCAACTTCAACATCAAAGCCTTGTAACTTTTTTACTGCTGAATTTAATCCTTGTGAAAAGCCAGATTCATCCAGTATCATTTTTAAGACTAAGTCTTCATTGTTCAAAAAGTACCCCCTCCCTCTTAGAACATAGTATTTTCATCAAGATATTTGATATTTTCAAATTCGTCTACAGCATCTTTAAATGCATAAATTTTCAAAAGCTCGTTTAAATCTGTGTTTTCGATCTCATTTAAAGTCCACCCATTCTCAAGAAGCGAACTTTTTAGTTCTGCTTCTCGATATTGTGGCGTGTACTTAAAATGAGGATGATATAAAAGTTCCGTTACTTTTTTTTCTGTTCAGAATAAATTGCATCATAACCAGAAGTAACAGAACCTAACAATTGAGCTGTAATTTTCAATAATTCACGAGCATCCATACCGTCAATATATTCTTGTCCAGTAAACTGTTTTTCAAAAATAACGTCAGCAATAAAGTCATAGCATTCTCTTAAAATAGGACGAATTGCTTCCATATCATTTGTTTTTGTTGCTTCTTCTAACCTGATTTGTAAATCCGTACCTGTATCCATGACTGAACCTGGTAAAAATTCTGCCGACGTGAATTGTTTTGTAGTATATTTGCTTCCATCTTTAATCATTAATTTAATTTTTTGTTGAAATTTACTTGCCATTTTAATTCCTCCATATAAAATAGGACGACAAGGTCGTCCTAAACTGTTATTTTTAATCTGCTGTTGTTACATTTAATGTACATTTTGCGGTAAAGTTACCATCTTCTGTTGTGACTACGATTTCCGTTGTCCCTTCTCCTACAGCAGTAACCTTCCCTTGAATTGGTGTTACAGTTCCAATAGCCTCACTTTCTGAACGGAACTGATATTTTTTATTTGAGGCGTTATCTGGTGTAATTGTCGGTGTTAAGGTTGCTGTTTGGCCAACTTTTAAATTTAACTCTGTTTGGTCTAAAGTTACACCAGTAACAGCAGTAGTATTTTCTTTACGTGGATCCATTACCTCAGTAAACCAGTTTTTAATCATCTCTAAGTCGACACCTTCATCGTCTTCATCCACGGAATACATATAACCCAACCCTGGAACATCAACGAAAGACCCCGTCCATTCTGGATGAGTATAAGATACTGAACTTCCTTCTAATGTAGATGTTTCATCAGATGTTAAAGCAAATTTTCCTTTATAGAAAATCGTATAGCGATATTTACCGTTCGATTTTCGGCGACGGTAAGCAAATGCTCCATCTGATGCAATATCATCCGCAGACCGCAATACGCCACCCTTTAATTTTTTTCCCCCTGTAATTTCAGCTAAAACTTCATTTTGGTAGCCGTTTGTTTCTAAAGTAACTTCTGCACCACCAAATGCAACATACTGATCTTGAACTACACTATCGCCATAGTCAGGCGTTGTTTCTGTTGTAACATCTGGTTTGATACTGACAGCAGTACCGATTGTAATTGGCGTTCCGTAAACTGGAAAAGCGCCCGTTTCGTCTTTTAGTGGGAACCACGTTGGCTTCTCTACAGAAATGACACTTACATTTTTCATTTTTGCCATCTATTTTTCACTCCATTCAATTAATTGTGGGAACGCAACATTAAAATTGATATGTTGAATTCCGTCTGTTTTAAACGTTTGATAATCTTCTGGAAACAATTCATTTCCGTCCAAATTCAACACATTAAAAAAAGCCCCACAGCTTTCTGTTAGGCTTGTTACTAATTGTTTATCTTTCTTACTATCAACCAGTGCAATATCAACATTGTATGCTTTATTTTGAACGTTTTGACCTACATTATCAGTCAGACTCTCTTCAAGACTTAACACAAAATAAAACGGTTCTGACGATTGCATTACATCATCAAGATAGATAGGCGCATTCGAGAACTGTTTTATTGTGTCAGTAAGCATTTTTAAAATTTTATCGTACATATCTAACCTTTCTTAACAATGATAATCGCCATTTGTTTAAATCGTTTCGGAATATATGTTGCATGAGCTAATTTATAAGACTTTTGCAACATGAATCGCCCTTTTACAAATCCACCATTCTTAGTTCGGTGCCCATCGTTTACATATTTAAAATATTTTTCATTGTTAATTAAGGCGCCAACGATTCTACCACTTGATGTTTTTCTAGCTTTAATGATTCTGTATCCACGTCTTAAATCACCTGTTTTAATCGGCGTAATAGGTACAATTAACTGATAAATCTTCGCTAACGAATCATTGACCATCGCAATACCTTCTTTTTCAGCAATTGGTGTCATTTTCTTCAAGTTTGCAATAACTTTGTCAGCATTCGAAGTCATTCTAAAATCACTTTTACTCATCGATTGCACTTCCTGTCAATGTCACTTCGATGTGACTTGGATAGTTAAAGGGTTTCTTTGCAAATAAAATATGCTTTTGACCTGTACTTTGAATGACCGTGATTCTGACGGCCTTTTTCACATCTACATCAGGCATTAAAAACAATTTTTGATCTTCGTAAGTGATATTAAAGGTACCTTTGTTTTCAACAACTGGTAAGCTTCCAGCGCTACCCAGTCCACTTTGAGACAGTGCGCATTTTAACTTCCCATCATGAATTGGTGAATAACCTTGTTCCGTAATACCTGTTTCAGGATTTTCGATATCACCCATTCTTTCAATAACACAAGTATCAAGATAGGTCATTGCCAAAATATCCGCTTCATTCAATAGAAAAACACCCCACTATCACAGCCAATTAAACGTTTTATAGTGTCGCTGTAATTACCTAACAACGCTATTATGCTATTCTGCGTGGTTGCATAAGTAATAGATGTATCACCGCGTTTAACACTAGTTACAGCTTGTTCTGTTTCGCTTTTAAGTGATTGATACAAAATCTCTGTGATTAACGAATTGAATAACGCCCAATCAATTTCAATCTTGCACGTGTTATATGAACTGATTTCTAAAAGAACAAGGTCTAAGACAGACGAAATACGTTCTTTTGCAACGTTTGGCAACATCGTTTGAATCAATTCAATTATTTTTCGTTTTTGTTCGTCTGTCATATAATCACCTAAATTTCTGTTAAATCTGCAGCTTCTTCTAAAATTGCAATAGCTTTTTTATCAGAAACACTCACTTCGATTTTTCCGTCAACTGCTGTAATAAATTTACGTGTTTCAGGATGAACAAAACCAACGAAATTTTTATTTTTTAAAACTTTGAATGTTTTTGTTTCAGGTTTCACTTCTTCAGTTACTTCTTTTGTCTCTTCGATTACTTCTTCTTTGACCTCTGACTTTTTAACCATAATTATTCTCCTTTACTTTTTAATTATTCACCTGGTGTTGCAGTTGCAAGGTTTAAGATTGCCCCTGAATTCGAAGCGTTGTATTCAATCGTGTACTCACCAACTAAACCAATACGTTTTGAATCAGTTGTTTTAGCTAATTCCTCTGCGCGCCATTCACGTACCGGACGTAGCTCCACATAGTTTGTATCTAAAGCAATCATTGTTCCACTTGGCAATGACGGTTCAATTAAAGCTGTACCTGATCCATAATTTGAAACGATTTTCCCTAGTTGCAATCCAAAAGCGACCTGATCCCCAAAATTAAACACTTTTGTACCTGCTTTATCAACTTCATCGGTCATTAAATCAACCATATCAGTCGAAACTAGACATAGTTTTTCACCTGCATAACCTTTGTCAAACATAGTTTTAAACATTTTATCCACATCTTTACGTGTTACTGCATCAGCTGCAGACGTTTTAACTAAGTTATCAGAGTTGATTAAGTTAATTACACCAGCCATTTGACGCCCTTTAGAACCATTTTCATCAGCTTTTACGCCAATTAATAGCTTTTTGTTTAAATCTAACTTCATTTCTAATGCACGTTGAGAGACTTGATTAGCTAATTCACTACCTACGCCATTTACATTGATAGCATCTAATGTACCTGAAACGGAAGTAGATTTACGGAAAATTTCAGCGTAGTTATTGAACCATTTACGCCCTGATTCAGCCTCATTATATTCCCCGCCTTCTAATTGAGCCGAAGAGTCTTCGCCGTTCATTTCATATTCGCGCCATTTAATTTCTGTTGATGTTGCTGGACGTGTTTTGCCAGCCCCCAACAACCAGCTTAAAAAAGGTGTTGACGGACGTTGTAATGCATTGATTTCTTGTGAAATATCTAAGTATTCTAGATTATTTACTGTAGTTTTTTTCATTTATAAATTCCTCCTAATTGAATGCTTGTAATTTTTGCCCTAATGCTTCTTTAGGATTTTCAATCGGTTGCGTTGACTGATTACCATCAGATGCATTAGTTTGTTGCTTATTACCGAATGCTTTTGTCATTTCCATGTTTTTAATTGCTTCAGCATGCTTTTCATTGATGGTGCTTAAAACACCTGTGAATGACTCTACAGCCTTTTGTGTGAACTCTGTATCTGAACTAACTAAAGTGTTTAACATGAATTGAGAAATTGAATCTTTCAATTCTTTATCCAAATCTAACCCCGCGATTTGTTCAGCAACAAAAGCTTTATTTTCGTTCGAACGGCTCTTAGCTTTCTCTGCTTCAAACTCAGCTTTTAATTTCTCAAGTTCTAGCTGTTCTGGTGTTTTGTTCTTTTTCGCTTCTTCATATTGCTTCACAGCTTCCTGTTTTAGCTTATCGAGGTTATTCTGTTTCCAAGCTTCTAATTGTTTGTCTGCAGCACTTTGTGATTGAGATTGAATGAATTTCTGTGCATCTTCATTCGATTCGACAAATGCTTTAAAATCATCAATAGTGAACTCTGGTTCATTTCCCCCACCATCAGCAAACATCTGCAAATTCATTGGTAATAATTTTTTTGTTTTCATTTTGTTTCTCCTTTCGCCCCGCGATTCGTTTGCACGCCCCGCATTGCTTTAGATTTATTTATTGCGCCCCACCATTCAATCAAGCCCAGCATTGCGCTAGTTTAACGTCATTTCGGACAAGATAAAAAGCCTAACTTTTGTTAGGCTTTAATTGCTCTTCTTCTCTTAGTAAATGCTCTTCATAATCTGCATCTAAGTAATCATACGGATCCATCTAATCACTCCCAATTCTTATGGACCAGTTCAGCGCCTAGCATTCGATAATCAGTGACAGCATCTTTTACATTTTGCAGAGTCCTAGACACAATCGAAATAGTTAATTTACTTTTTTTACCTGGTAAAGAATACAAAATATCGACGTGACAATAATTACCGCCCCAAACTGATTTAAGCTCATCTTTGATGACGTTACCGCTGCCGTCTCTCAAAGTATGCTTGGTCAAATATCGTTCGTTTTCTTCTTCAAAAGCTTTTTTATAGGCTTTTTCTGTACCGTTGGAAACATCTAGATTCAACACTGCTTCGAATAATCCTTTCATTGCTATCATCCTCTCCTATTTAATTTTATTCCCCAATTATTATTAGCGAATTCATCCAATAAATCACCGAACATTTCTTCATACAATTTATCTATATCATCACTAATTTCAGGGATAATTGGTATTTCAGTACAACGGCAACGTCCATGATACGGTGGATGCCAATCATCTTTAATCTCTTTTCCATGACGTCCACCACAAATAGAACAAACACGCTCATCTTCTGCCGACCAGCTTTGTGTTTGCTTAACACCTACATCCTTTAGCGATTTTCTTACACCTTCTACAGCAAAATGTGAATATTCCGTTCTAACAAGATTTTCAATCGAACGATTAAACTTTCCTTGTTCCAACTTAAACATACCGCTAATAACACCATCGTTTTTCATCGTTCTAAGAGCTTCCACAACCCCTTCACCACTTGCCAATGAATTAATAATGGAATTGCTCAAACGTTGCTCTAGGGTTGATATATTGCCCCATAAACGAGATGAAAATGTTTTTCCGCTCCACGGATAGTTCATGATGTTTTCTAGTTCATTCTTAGTTAAACCAGGTGCTGAACCGCCTAATAATTGTATCAACGTATTAGAATTAGAATTGTAGATTCGTTTTGTGATATTCTCTAAGTCGTTATTAAATTTACCGTTAACATCACTAGCTATTGCTTCACCAGCAAGGGTAGAAAAAATGTCTGCTCGTAATTGTAATAGACGATTGACTTTTACATAGTCGTAAGATGGGAAATACTCATCTATGAATTGCTTATAAGCTTCGTCAGACTCCATCAACTTTTCATAGTTTTTCTCAATATATTTACGATACTTTTCTTGGTCTCGTTTGCTAAAGTCTTCTAGCATTTCGCTTTGTGTGATGTCGTGTAAATCCGCTTGTGACAATAGCTGTCGTTGAATTTTAACTAAAGCACGTTCAAAAACAGTTTTTAGCTCACTAAGAGTTTTCTTCTCTAGTTTCAAACGTGCTTTGTCTTCTAATTCTCGGCGTTTTTCCCAATAACGTTCACTAGCCGTTGTTTTCTTCTTCGTCATTATCCGCACCGCCTAGCTTGCCGTATTCCCCACTTGGATAGTTTTGCCCTTGTTCTAAATTCATCATGTCCGCCTCGTAATCTGGATCTTTAACGAATGGAATTTGATTAATGATAGTACGTTTTGATACATAAGGTGCTAATTTAGGCAACGCCTCAGCAAGATATCCAATATCAGTTGGTAAACTACGACTAAATGTAAACACAATTTTAGAAACATCTACTTCTAATTTATCGTTAAATTTTATAAAAGCTGCCATCGTCTCTGCAACTTCTTTTAATCCTTCTTTGAAATACTGTTCTTTCGTGTTTGTTTTGGCTTCTAGTGCTATTATTTGCCACTTGCGAGCTTCACCAGAGCTATTGGATTTAAATACTTCATCGTTGAAGTCGATTGACTTAGTGACTGTGTAATAAAGCTTTTTCAGCTGATTAAGATGATACTCGTTGAAATCTTTGTTAATATCTTTCGTTACATAGCCAACCTTAGCTTGTGGATCTGGCAAGTTAATAATACCTAATTGCTCCATCATCCTCTGTGCTTCTTCTTCACCTAAACGGGACCCGCTAATCATCATATACGCTAATTTAAATTGCTCTACCTCGTTTTGTTGGTCTGACAGGCTTCTATCAAATGCATCAGAAAGTTCCTCCGCTACTTCAAAATCACAATAACGATTCGTGTTGTTTTTAAATTCTGATAGGTAGAATGTTTCTAGTGGATTGTCAGTTTCTGATGTCAATTTAAATGTTTCAGCCGCATTCATTAAATTAGTTTCAACGTATCTGTTATACGTTAAGATTTTTTTCTTAGTAACAACTTTCATTTCTTCGAAAAATTTCTTTTGGTGTGTGTCATATTTCTCTCGAATGAAAATATCTGCATTCTCATATTTTTCGGCTCTCCATGGCTCAACATTACATGCCCACAATTGCCACTCTCCCGCAGTTTCAACGGGTTCTAACAAACGAAAAGCAACCCCACAAGCGCCTTGATATCGTGCCGTGTCTGAATCCAACATTGCGAATCGCATTTCTTTAACTAATTCTGCTAGTCTATCGAACTCTTTAGGTGTTTTTATCTTTGCGCTGACGTTACCTAAAAATAAATCCTTTGTTTTTTGAATTAAGGACTTTCTTTGTTCTGTAATATCATAATCCCATTTAACTGGGATACCTGTGAAATGATCAGCTGCTTGATCAACAATGGTGTTGTATAAGCCAGCGTGAAGTTTATTATTCACTTTTATAATTTTTGTGTTTGGTTTAGGTCTGCTATCAATCTCATTTTCTTCACTTGTATAAGCTTTGTATTTGCGCTCTCTGTCATCAAAAAATGGCTTCATCTCTGTTATAAAGTCATTTGGATCAAACAGCTCTTCGTTTATTTGCGTAGAATATTTCGTTCGTAGTCTTTTATATCGACTCAATGTTAAATTACTTTGAAACAATCATTCCACCTCCTAAAATTTAATGAAACTTACATTATTTTTCTCCATGTCTTCGCTAAAAGCGTATCTTGTTGCATCGATTGTGTGGTTATCTTTATCCTCAAGCCTTGGCTTAGGATTGCCATCTTTATCCGTCTGATAATCAATGTTTTCAAACTCTTTGGCTATATTGGGAGTTCTTAGTGGGTCGATACAAATAAAATCCAAATCATCCAACCATTCCTCGCCATACTGCACAGAGTCGGGGCCTTTTTTAACCCCAAATACGTGGCTCATTCCGTGTTCATTGTTCAATTCTGCTATGGATTTAGGCTCTGCTGAATCAGCTGCAATTCTATCTGATATATATCCTTTAGACTTAGCTTTATTAGCAAATTCCCTATTACTAATTTTCACACCATAAATTTCATCAATAGCATAGATGCCATTTTTCTTTTTGTCATAATGCCATCTAACAAATGCTAATGGATCAGTAGCATAACCAAAGTCAAGACCATTTCTGATATTGTCAAAGTTAGCAGCCATTTCATCAGTAATACATCCTTTTATTACTCGTAGATTATCAAAAGGAACAACTCCTGAACCAATAGCTTTGCCGTCATACTCCCACTCAGCACGTTTCGGATTCTTAGCCCTCGTAGCATTAACTTCTTCAATAAATGCTTGAGCTATGAATGGATTATCCTTATATGTTGAATGATGAACGAAAGTATTCTCAGGTTGAAAGCTAGATTCATATTTCTTATTAACCCATGATTGTCGTCGCTTAGGAGGATTGTACGAATAAAAGAATTTATAAAAAAGACCATCTGCTAATTCACCACGTAGCAATGAGTTAGTTATGGTTTTTACATCATCTTCTGTTTTAAACTCGGCTAATTCCTCAATCCAAGCTATAGCAAATGGAAATCTTGAATCCTTTAATGACTTAATTCTTTCTGGATTCTGTGCGCCACGAAAAACAATATAATTCCCCCTAGGCTTATAGGTGATTTTCATAGGACTTTTATTTACTTTAAAATACTTAGACACACCTTGTTCTTCAATTGCCCACTTAATCTGTTCAAAAATAGATAGCTCAATCGTATTATCAACGTATCTAATGGCCACAGCATTTACAGGATATCTCATAATCAATTGAACGATTATGTGCGCTATGCCAGATGATTTACCTGACCCACGGCCACCTTTTTCAACAACATGTAATATATTTGAGTTTAATGCTACCTTCCAAGTAGTATGAAATGCTTTAGGAAGAAATTCAGATAGTTTTTTACTCATATCCATCACCTGATATATCATCAATAAAAACTGGCATATCCATGTCTCCACTTGTAGCACCTAAACTAGCTTTAGCTTTTTCAGTTTGAACTTTCAACAATTGTAATTTGGCATCATTTGCTAGCAAGGCATTCTGTTGCTTAACAGCCTTTGTTAACTGATTGCTAATTCTAGTCAACGCATCTTCAATAGCTAAGATGTCATCTAACTTTCTAAATGTTTTACGAGTTACTTGAACGTCTTGCATAACTTCACGTTTTATTTCTAGCTTTCTACCGTCTTTTTCAATCGGTGTTTTAATTTTCCTTAGCTGTTGTAACCGTTCAACTTCTTCATCATTTAGTCCTTTTTCAGCTTCTTTGATACGTTTCATCATTCTAAACTGCCGTACCTTTAATAAGCGAATCTCATCATTCAAAATAAAAAAAGGATCATCATTCAGATTAGAATAGATGTCCTTTTCTTCATCAGATAACATATCGGCAAATATTATTTCGTATTCGCCAGTTTTAATAGCGTTCTTATTACCAAGTGGTGGCGAGGCTCGGCTATTACCTTTGTTGCCTACTGCGTTCTGATTACCAAAAGGAGCGCCTCCTCGATTAGTAACGTTACCTTTTGCATTGGTAACATTACCTTTCAATTCAGCACTCCATTTATCAATCGATTTCCATTTTCTAATTTGAGAATCTGAAACATTTAACTCAGAAGCAATTTCCTTTAATTGCTTCTCTCCGTTGGATTCTAGCCAAATCTTTTTAGCTTTGTCACGTCTAGGATCACGTTTCCTTGCCATTCAATACACACCACCTCGCATTCTTTTTAAGTTAAGTTTTGTTTTGTTAAATTAGTCTTTTCAGACAATTGAACACAGTTTTTATATAGTATCCATACTCCTTTTCATTGTCGTAAAAATGTTCTATCAATTCAATAAAAACTAAGCTAATTCCCTCCAGTAATAGAATAATAATAAATAATATACAAAATGCTACATATAATGGGTTAAAATCAGCCTTGCTAAGTTCCGATAAAAATTCTTTCTTAACTTCAGCATCAATAAACATATTAATTACTGAAGTTACTGATACTAGAATGCTAAGTAATCCCAATGGAAACATAGTAGCTTTTATAAATTTTTTATGTGCTTTAGTCGTCTTTTTAATTTCTTTTTTCTTATTTTCAAAAGAAAAAACCAAATAGACACTTCCCCAAAATATAGCTAACACAATTACACACTCCACAAACATTCGTAAACTTGAACCTCCCCCATAATTATGTTTAAAAAAATACGTAGTTATTATTTCTTCCAAAATTGCACCTGTCATTGGTAAACTAAAATAAAAAATTAACGGTGTTCGAAATAAACTATAATATCTTTCCAAAACTATTTTTGGAGGGGTCCACTCTTCACTAACTAATTTTTTGATAATTTTACAAAACAAACGAATGTAATAATAAGTCATTATTATTACAAAATAAATTGGCCAACACACAATAAACAAAAGACTACACAATAAAAACATTAATGGTAAAAGTAGAATTAGAGTAAGAATATCCATTATAATACTCCCCTTTTTTAGAAAAAGAATATCTTACTTTGAAATATATTTCAATATTAAATCAGTAACATCTTACAACGTTTATTTGTAATTTAAATATACCTCTCTACATTCTCTTGTATATGCTTATCTTTCCAACTACCATGCCCACAATAAACAAGCTTGCACGCATCAATTTCCTTTGGTGTGGCTTCTCTCGTCATTTCGACAATAGATACATTCTTTTTTATCTGCACAGACATTACAACACGCATTGAACCAGTTGAGCGGTTCGGCTGTGGATATTTATGTGTTAACGATACATACCAATAACTTTTCATGTTCTCTCTCCTAATTGTTTTTATGTATATTTGTTTATTGTAAGACAAACGCTTCAATTCCTGTTATACTCACTGCAAGACAGCAACTCCTTTTTGCTTCATGTAACACTTCCAGTTATTTCAAAACATAATCTGCTGTCTGGCCACTAGATATTTTATCTGGTGGTTTTTCATGCGAAAACAATCCAAATATCCGACAAAACTTGACAGCTGTGTTACACTTGTTTTAGGTAGCACTCTTTCATAATAGCTAAAGTTCATAAACTACAAATGACACGAGATTTTCACTAACGCTACCTAGCCACTAGATCCCATTTCTAGTGGTTTTTTATATAAAAATAAGTTTTGGTGTGAATAAGCACTCTTTTATTCTCTATTCTTATTTGATATAATTCTTTTAGGTAGCAACTCCTTTTTGTAAATAGCAACCAACTAATTTTTCACGAATGCTACCTAGCCACTAGAACCCATAGTCTAGTGGTTTTTTTATGTACGAAAAAAAGACCACTCATTTACGTTGAGTAGCCTGCTTTAATTCTTTTTTCAAACGATTTAGTTTTTTTGCATCTTCTTGCTTAATGATTTCAAATAACTTAAACATAACAATACCTCCAAACAAAAAGAGGCACTTTTAAGCTAGTGCCTCACGTGAATGTAGCAGAAACATCTATTGACGATTCTTTTATTTAAGTAGCAAAGCTACCTATTGGCGTGGCAGGAATCGAACCTGCCTCTTATCTCACAATATGCTCGTTGCATCCCAGATGCTACACGCCAACCGAAAGGATTTTCCCACTATGCCATTTTTGAGATTGTCTACCGTAATCTCAATATCGCTGGCAAGGATTTGCACCTTGCATGAATAATCTTTACCGTTTATCTCCCTTTAGATTTACATCGGATATCACCGAATAATGTTTAAAGCCTCCGCACCAAATGATCACAAGATTATATATTTTATGGAGTATAGGAGGTTCTCTCAAACCGCATTACTCAGCTGTTTACAGGCTCTTGTGATTGTCCTCTTATACTCTTACAGACTAACGCCTATATAAACACCGAACACCAAAGCCGATTATTCTACGTAGTAACGTCTACCTATTCCGCCACAGCAATGATTAAAAACTCAAAAATCAACAGATTTAGGCTTTTCTTCCTGCTTCCTTTGTTTACAGTGTTATTCAGTCACATACCCAAAGAGGCTGAACTATCGGGCGCTACCCAATAGCTTCTCTTTGCTTTTTCTGTATGATCTAGCTCTACTGGCTAATAACTTTCACTTGAACATTCAGCATTTACATAAGAGTCCCATTTTTATTATTTGTCATCTGTAAATAAATTGCTGCATTAAGCTACTCGTACCGACTTCTTTCGTTAAACACTGATTTCTCAGTTTCTCTGCAAAGCGCTTGGTTTGAGTTTTCTAAGGTCTGCCAAGCTTCTCACACTTCCACCTAACTTAGATTATTCTCCACTGGAGCGTCTATTGTCACACTCGAAAGTTTCGTACCTTACACCTGCACAAATTCCACGTAGTACTTTGCGATTAATAGCTTTTACTATTAGTCCTTTTTACATTGCTGTAAAATCCACCACTAAAATCAATCAGTATCCCAATTCATTTTAGTTATCGACTTATCCCATACTACCCTAGCACATTGTTCAAATGCTCTTCACTAGGTTTAAATCTATTGATTTTTCAATTTTTAATAGTAATCACTCACAAACCTGTAGAAAAAAGAGAGAGGAATTACACCCCATTTCTTTTAGTTTGAGAACGTCTGATTTGTGAGTGATCATTGCAACTTAAACTTACATAGCGCTATCTTGACAAGTGCTTTCAGCGTACGTCTACGTGTAAGCTTAATGCCAAGTTTATTGCAATATTTGCTACCTAGACTAAACGAGACAGAAAGAACTGGACTTTCCACATCCTTATTCTTTATTTTTTTGTAGGTAGCCTCCAAAGATAAGCGAAACGGAGCTAAGATAGGTAATGCATGCCTTACCTCGTTTCCTTATCTTTCGACACTACCATAGTAACATCTAAATATTGATAAAAACCGCCAACTTTCCGCCAAAAAACCGCCAAAAATTTTATTTATATGCAATTATTTTTCCATTTCGATACGCTTCGGCAAATTCAATTAAAGCCTCTGATTTCATTCGTTGAATACTTCTTTCGGAATATCCAACTTCCCTAGCTATCTTGTAATTAGAGTAATGATCCTGCACACAGAAACTATAATGCAAAATTTGTCTGCTAGTTAGGCTCAATGCCATAAGCGCAGATAAAATTGCGTCTCTTTCTGCTTCTGCATCTGCTAATTGTACTAGCGCATCTTCTGCTTTATTCCCGTGACTTTGGCTTTTAGGCATATCTGTAATAATTGGTGATTTTAAATCTATCAAAGAGCGACCAGCTATTCGCTCTAAACGTCTAAAGTTCTTCAACACATTTCTGGCATTCGCTTTTGTTTGTCGAAAATCTACTTCTCTTAGCAATTTAATCAAGTGAAATCGCTCCTTTTGTGGTATAATAATTTATAATAAACATATCATCATTTAAGAGTTGCTTAGCGGAAACTAAGTAGCTTTTTTTATTTATCCAAATATATATAAGTAATGCTTATCCTTTGCTCATCAGCGACTCTATATGATATAAATTATACTAAGAATACTATTCCAATAGCTATTCACTTCTCAGCCAGTCGGCGGAAACCGACTGGCTATTTATTTATCAAAATATTCATCACTCATACATGTTTGTAGTCAACAAATTATTGGTTGACTATAAAGAAAACAATAATAATTCTACAGTATTTTACAATCTTCCATTCGTCATCTTTCACATCATCTTTATTCATTTGATATTTTCCATCTAATAAATATTTTTGGCATAGAAAGTATTTTCAAATCTATTTTTCAATGGTATAATCACTTTAACTTTCTTGGGGATTTTATTTATGAAATAAATTTCCTCCTTTTCTACATTAACTTCTGGTAAACAGTTAATAGTAGTACACGTCTCTACAAGAGATTTATTGTCGATTTTTAATCGGCTATTTAATAGCACTTTATTTGGGGAAAGTGCTAACTCACACCTAAAGAACAACTGGCGGAAAACAGTTGTTTCTACCACATAAGTCAGCTAGTGGTCAGCTGGCTTTTTTTGTTGCCTTAAATTTCATAGTAATGTATTATTAATTGTCTCTATCTGAGATGAAAATGTATCTATAACTAGCTAGCGGAAACTAGTTAGTTTTTTTATACTATTTTTGTTGGTTTTAAAACTACTTAGCCTTTTTATATAAATGTGAACGTCGAATAATTGAATATTAAATTCTTTAAATTTAATCATCTTCTTTACTCGCTTTCTAACCGAATAATTCTCTTTGATCTGTTTACCCGTTTTACCCACTACACTTGTTCCTCCAAACTTGTAATTTCTAGTTCTGTTCGTGGTCGCATACTGTACAACTTTTGGCAAACCATCACAGCAATTTGACCATCGTTTTTATATAAAATACCTTCGGCAGCATCAGTGACTGCTTTGAAATAGTTGTCCAAGTCAGGTTTCTTATCGCAATATTTTCGCTCTAATTCCACTTCTAAGCGTTTCTGTTTATTACTTAAGGCAGATTTAGGCGGATGGATGTAAAACGTCACATGTGCGGAAATTGGCCCTTTTTCAATCAACTTTGCTCTTGATTTACGAAAATAATTCTTTACTTGATTTTTGTATTCTTTCATCGCTCGATCTTCGTAAGTTTTAACATAATTTCCACGCCTTGCAAATCTCGGGCGACTTTGTGGCTTGGGCTCAATCGGTAGAATAATTCGCATCTCTTCCACCTCGAACCTTACAAATCGGCTTCTTTGACGAATACTCCGTTTACCATTTTTCCTTGGCGGTTTTTAATTTCGCTATATGCTTGATTTAAGCATTCGTATAAATCCATGTTATTTTGCATAGCGAGAATAATTAACGTCACAACCATATCCCCGATACCATCTCTTAAGTCGTTTTCGTTGTTTCTTGCCAATGCAGCGCCAACTTCTCCGACTTCCTCAATCACTTTTAGCATTTGCTTTTCAGGTTCCGCTTTATCTAAACGCTTTTCTTTCGCCCATTCTTCCACTAATTTAACTAATTCATTCATCTAAAATTCCTCCCCGAAATCTAATTCACGTTTTAGCTTGCTGTGAATCGATTCTAGCTCTTTTTTGTATTCTTTGACTGTTTGTATTGTTTTACCACTAGAAAGCACATAATCGCGTTCTATTGCGACGAGAGCCTTACTTAAATTGCCATAATAACCAATCAAAGCGAGTGATTCTTTTTGTGTACCGTCTTTATCAGTCAAAATGGTTAACTCTCCGTGTTCGTTTCGTCTCGCTTTATTTACGATTACTTGCTTATCATCACTAGTAATTCGATAATCAAGTACTCTCATTTCAATCATGATTTACTCTCCTCCCAACAATTCTTGCATTTGTCTTTCAAATTCAGCTTGCTCTTCTGGTGATAGCTTTTCTTCTTCACCGTTCGCTTGATTCATCCATTCAGGCACCTTTTCTTGCCGAACAGGTTTATTTTGATATTGCTTATTTTGTGTTTTTTTATCTGCTCGTTCTCTCTCGTTATTTAGATAATCAGCATATGTTTTTACACCATTTGCTCGCCAATTTTTCAAAATACCAGCAAAATAGCTATATCTTCGTTCATTATTTCTAGCACAGATATTAACAGCCTCTTTCAATAACTCGAGGTCTCCGTCAAAATCAGCAAGATCATATTGTAAATCAGTGATATTAACAGGAGTAGCAGGACTTACATTCTGTGAATAATAGCGGATTAACTCCGTTAGTTTTTCTTCACCTAACGGCTCTTCAAAGAATGCTTTCTCAACCGACGTTTCAGGTGACAACGGATTGATGCAACTTTCTGTTTCTTTTTTGTTTACTTTACTTTTATTTACTTTACTTTCCTTTACTTTACTTTGTGTATTAATGTCAGCATTAACTGTTTCATTTTGAGAGTTACTGTTGACATTAACTATATATTTAGTTGGTTTTGGTGTTTTCCGTCTTTTTGTCGCTTCGAAAAATGTCGCTTGGATATTCTCACTCGTAAGCACCTTGACCGAGTCAAACAGTTCTTTATCAAAAAATCCCCATAAGACTAAGCGGTTCACTATTTGATTGAGCATTTCCTTACTTACTCCAGGCAGGCGTTTTAAAAGAGTTGCTTGCGATAAATCATCCCACAAAATGAAATATCCTTTTTTGTATATCGCACAAAGCAGTTTGATTACCGCAAGTTCTCCTTTAATACCAAATTCCCCAGCAATAGCTTCTATTTTTTCGTCTTCAAAAATTCCAACATCAAGAGGAAAATAATCCAAACCTTCTTTTGCAGGTCTTGCCATTACATCTCCTTCTTTACTCTAATGGTGGATTTTTAGTATCAAATAAATCTGTTTGATTCAATGAATCTGAATCAGCTTCATTAATTACTTCTGCTGTTTTCATCGTAGTATTTTCTTCTACTTCCGTTTCGGAAATAATATTTCCATCTTCTTGCATTTGTTGAACTTTTTCATCTGAAGTTGTCGCTTCTTGCATTTCGATGGACAAAATCCCCCATTTTGATAACATATTTCTTAATACTGTTTTACGAGCCATCGCATTATAATCTGTAGCCCAGACACCGCTCAATTTTGTTTTTTCTTTGTCTTTGCTATTTGCAATTCGATGAGCTTCAATTTCTTGTTTGGTCCAATAAACAGTTTTCTTGAATCCATTTAATAGTTCAAAATATCCAACATATCCGATTACATCGTCTGATTGTCTACCATTTGGATCAAATTCAAATTCTTCCGTTAACCTGTTCCAACTCAGTAACTCTCCTTCGTAGACTTCAATAACATTTAATGCTTTATATTTACCTGACCGTTGAGCCAATTGAATATACCCTTTATATCCTAAAATAAATTGGGCTTTCCTCTCCCATTTGCCAGTCTGCTTATTTTTAGTATTAAATGGTACGAGATAGGCATAACCTAGATTTTTATCTAATCCTAAATTTAATGTAGCAGCTGTTAAAGCCCCGCTTAAAATAGACATTGGCTCGCTTTCTGCCAAGTAGCTATCATTAGAAACTAAGGTCATGACATTTGACATAAAAGCATTAGCATTTTCATGAAGAACTTCCTCAAATTTCCGCTTCATAGTAGGAGTATTCATTAATCCTTTTAAACCTAATTGATTCGCAGGAACTTGTTTTTGATTTTGTTGTGATAATTGATTTTTTAAGGTCTCGTTTGTTGCCATTATTACTTAATCTCCTTTTCTATTAATCTTCGTGGCGTAGTAACCATATATATTTCTTCATCTTCTGCAATTTGAGGATATTTTTCAGCAAACTTTTTACTGTTCAATCTTTTAGTAGGTATTTCCTTCCACTCAACAATATGTTTTTTAGTAATACCAATGCTTGCATTTCTTTTTCCCAATTCGCTTTTTATTTCATTTTCAATTTTTCTAATAGCTACATCCAACTCTTTTTTGGTTTTCTTCATTTCATTTTTTTGGTCTAACAATTCATCAAACGAAGCAGGTAAAGTAGTTTGCGTTTCTTCTATGTCGCTATACTTATCCTTTAAAAAGTCAGCTGTTGCCTTACTTCCGTCAATAATAGGTTCAACGCCTTTGATTACGTTATTTTCCCAAAAATCAACTAATTGCTCGGTCAGTACATCGATTAATTCCTGATCACGTTCTACCCGTTTCCAAATAAATTTCTGACCACCAATTAAAACTGCAATATAACAATAGTCTTTATTCAAAACATTCATATAATGCTGAACTTGGCAAAGATAACTCAATGGCACTTCGTCTCCTGCCCATTCTTTCGCTAAAAATTGATTTGCAGTTTTGCATTCTAGAATGGCATTTTCTCTAACCACTTCTCTATCAATATTTGCTCTTAAAAAAGGATGGAGCGAATGTTCGAAGACTTGATTTCTACGACGAACTTTTTTTCCTGTTCTTTCTTGGAACTCTTTCGCAACAACTTCTTCTAAAACATTTCCCCAATAGGCTGGCTCGCTTTCTGTATCTTTCAGCTCAACTTGACCTGTTTTCTCTAGCCATAATTGATAAGCTGATTTATATTGATTCAAGCCTAAAATTGTTGCAACGTCTGATCCTCCAATTCCTTTACGCCTATCCTCAAGCCATTCTTGATGGCTCATGGATAAAGTAGATTGAATCATCTTTCGTCTTCCTCCTCATCGTATTCCCACGTTAGCTCTAACACTTCTTTTTCTTCAGGTGGCTCTTGTCTTGCCCCTAGCGAATCAAATTCAGGCATTACAATCCCTCCCAAAATAGTTTTATTTTTTCATCTTCCAATTCGATATAATCGACACCTTGCATTTGTAATTGATCTAAAAATGGTTTTGTAGCTCCTTTACTGCTTACCACACAACTTGTATTGCCATAAGATGCAGATGTCCGAACAGATTGAATAATGTTATTCTGTGCGTTTGCTAGCATTAATTCGTAAATGTCGTTACCTAAACCTCTTACTTCAATCATTACAACTCACCTCGTAAAAAATCTTTTAACAATATATCTAGTTTTTCCTCATTATTTTGTTTAGTTGAAGATGATTCTGCACCAATAAATGATTCTTTTATTTGTTTACATTGCGGACAATCACAATCATGAGCAAGTGCTTCCTCTTTAAATTTTTCAAATAATTCACTAAATGCAATTGCTTGTTCAGGCAAAGAACCTGCAAGTAAAACACTGGATGCTTCCATCATTTCTGAATCAACAGTTGACAAAACAATCGCAACTTTTCCTTTCCGACATTCTTTAACAAGTTCCATTAATAAATTTTGAATTTTATCGTTCATTTTGATATACTCTCCTTAGTTAATAAATTTTGAATTTTTTTGTTCAATATTTGCCCTGTTCGTTTGCAGACGTTCGGGGCTCTTTTTGTACTATGCTTAATCTCTCTGGATAAACGTTTTTATCAGCTGAAACATACGGATATTCTTCAAACAACTTTCGCATGACTTCCGCTTGTGTTTCTCCAATCACATATGTTTCTCTACTAGCTTCGCCTATAGCTACATACATTTTTTATCGCCTCCTTTTTTAGAGTATTGATACTTTGCTTCATCCCAGTTAAAAAACCAATGGATAAAGAAAGGTGCACTTAGTGTTGCTAGTATTGGCATTGAAAAGTGGCTTTTCAGCAATACTCCTAGTACAATCATCAATAAAAATGCGCCTACTAATCGTGTTTCTCGGATTGCTTTCATGTTGTTAACCTCCTATATTTTGATATAATTCAATTGAAAGTGAGGTGCAAAAATGTTTTTTGTGATTAAACGAGCTTCTGATAAAAAATACTATTTTTTGATTAAAACTGAAGAAAATGAAATAATCGCATCAAGCAAAACTTACTACTACAAATCTTCTGTTTTAGAAATCATTGAATCCATTAAGAATGATATGAATCCAAAAGCAATCATTGTTGATACTACTTTTAACTGAGGATAAGTTAGGCTTATCCTTTTATTTTTATTTACTGATCTAGCTCACTTCTTTAAACATATCTCCGTTTCCATTAGCCATATCAATTCTTGCTTGTAATTCCAAGTCAGGCTTCCATTTAGGAATTAGAGTTAATGCTTCTTCATATCGAACTTTTGGAATATCTATATAAGAGGCTACATCGAATAATGCTTTCAATTGTTTATAGCAATTACTAAATGCTGATTGCTTAATACTTGAATCCTTATAAGCCGATGTTTTTTTGCCACCTAATACTTTGATAACAGTTGATGAAACTAGGCCTTGTATCTTTCGTTGTTGGCTTCTATTAATTGTTGTTTCTGTTTCTAGCTTATCTAAACGTTGATTTACAAGAGTCAATCCACGTTCATGTTTTAACGCAGCTTCTAATAACAATTCTGTGTTATTCATCGGTAAGTTTGATTGAGTTTTGAGCAGTTCCTCCATTTGGTTGAAAGCTTCAATGTATTTCAGTTTAAACTTAAGAGCTTTTTGACCAGTGAATCCCATTGCTAGCAGTGTGAATCCGTCACGGTTCATAATGATTTGTCTATATTTTTGTTTGTTTTGTGGATGAATATAACTATCTTCGTAAAATAGGTCTGCGTAATTTTCCGCAACCCCCTCTTTTAGATCATCAATCGCTGCTAAAACATCACGATGATTTTTATTAAACGTTTCAGCAACTTGTAAACTAGTTGTTACTGCTTGTTGGTTTTTCATAATTACTAAGTTGTCCATTTTTTCCTCCTTAAATTGTTTCTGTATTGCTCTTTCCTTTAATCCCAATGATTCATGATGTCATTACAAATTTTTATAGCTTCTTTAGCAGGCCAATATCTTTTTCCCTTGCTAGTACCAGGCTTTCTTTTTTCGATTATTTGCATACGTTTGTCTTTTACAAAATTTTGTTCAACTTCAGGAACAGACATTGAATATCTAGACGATAATTGTTTGATGTCTAAATACTCAGCACGTTCATTTAATCCTTGACTAGCTTCATTTATGACTTGTTCAAACATTTTTCTCAGGATTTTTTCAATAATGTTGTATAGAAAGTTTTTTGAAGATGTATCTAAGAAATTTTCCATTTTCATTCCTCCTATCTGATTTTGTAAAAGTCGATAATTGCCAAAAGTGTTTCGTGTGCTTTTTTACTTTTATTTTTTCCGTTCAGATAATCGATCAAATCTTGTCTTGGAATATCAAAATAGGTAGCAACACTAACCAACGAAATTCCCTTACTTTCAAAGTAATCACGAATTTTTTGACGACTTACTGATGTGTCTGGCATTTTTGATGCTCCTTTCTTTAGTATTAAATAAGTTAATTTGATAGAAATAAAAAAATATTGTTGACATTTTTACGCTATAGAGTAAAATGGATACATAAAGAAATAAACCTATAACAAAGCCTTTCATATGCACTTGGTCGCCAAACTCAATGCTAATAAGGTGTGTTTTAGTTTGTTTCTTTTCTATCAAATTAACTTACGAATCAATAATAACTCTATAGAGTAATTTTGTAAAGACTTTTTTACTCTTTTTAGTAAATTATTTTTTCGTGTTGGAAAGGAATACTGATATGACAACATTTGAAAGGATAAAAAATTTAGCAAAACAAAAAGACAAAAGCCTTCAACAAGTTGCTAGAGAGTTAAAATACGGTGAAAATTATTTTTATAGTTTAAATGCAGGAAAACAACCAACCGCAGAAAAACTACAAGAAATTGCCAATTATTTTAATGTTTCTGTAGATTATTTGCTTGGACGAACTGATAATCCAAATTCTGATAACTTAGAAGAAGATGAAATTGCAACTTTCTTCCGTGTAAATACAGAAGATTTAACCGAATCCGAAAAAGATCAGCTCAGAGAAGAGTTAAAAGAGTACTTAGAATTCATGAAATCAAGACTTAAAAACAAATGATTGGATGACCCCTATGTATTTAGACTACGATACTTATTTTGAATATCATGACCAGACATATATTATTATTGAAAAAGTTGCTAATTACTATGGAATTGAATTAAAAGAGTTAAGATGGAAACACTACAAAGATTATATGATTGACGTAGAAAATGTTGACATAATTCCCTATAGTTTCGGTGATGTTTCAAGAAAAATATTTTCAGGAAATATAATAAGATTTCACGATAAATGCGGAATTTCCTATAATTCAACAATGGTTAAAGGAAGGCAAAATTTCTCAATACTTCATGAATCTGCACATTATTTTTTTGATATGAATAAGGAATGCAAGTCTCAAAGTTTTTCAGATTTAATTACTGGAAAAGGATACACTAGCGAAGATGAACCAAAAGAAATAAGAGCTAATATATTTGCATCCCTTGCTTTAATAAACAATGAAGCATTGAAAGAATGTTTACAAAAACAAATGTCTTTCCGTCAAATTTGCGAAGAATTTGAAATGAGTGCTGCAGCACTATACGTAAGGTTATATGATTTTTTAACAAAAATATTCTTATTAAATCCATGCTTAGCTAGATCAGCTATTAATCAATATAGATATAACTATGATTCAACAAAATTAATTAGTTATGTGAAGATGGTTTTATAGATTTTTAGCAATGGTAAAATTAAAACAAAAAAAGTCCGTGCTGGGCACACGGACTTAAACCTCATTTTGAGATTTACTGACAAGTATATTATAACAGAAATGAGGATTAATTTAAAAATGAAAAAAATTGTTACTTTAAGTTTATCATTATTACTGCTGACTGCTTGTTCTAACGAAACTAAACAGGTTTCAAAGCAAAACTCAAGCTCTACCACAATTACATCCGAAAAGAAAGATATTTCTGATTCTAAAAAAATTAATAGCTCAAGTAGTGAGTCATCAACTATACATTATTCAAGTACACAAACAGATGAAACAACTCAAATGGAATTAGGTGGGTCTACCTATTCCCAAATTTTAGAGACTTATACTCAAAAGTTGACTACAACTACACCTATATTGATTGAAGAACTGCGAAATGAAGGAGAACCTATAAAAGGCAATGTTTCAGCATTAGCTGAGGTTTTAAACTCTAAAATAGGAAAATTAGCAGATATTTCAAATGCTGGAATTTCGGAAATGGCAAGCATACAACTTTCTAATAAAGACGACTATTCATTATATGAATCATGGGCAAATAAACTAACAGATGTTTATACTGCTGAAGCAAATAAGTTAACAGACTTGTATACCGAATTAGCTGCTGTTAACACGGAAATTTCTACATCACAACAACCATTGCCATCTACTCAATCATCTTCAGCAATTGAACAACCTCAAAGCTCTGAAGTTGAACAACCCGTATATGACAAAGTACGAAGCGGCGAAGGAGCTCGACAAGTAGCTGAGAGGAATGGATTAACCTTAGAACAACTATTTGCACTAAATCCAGGCATTGACACCTCTGTTTTTTATCCTGGTCAACCACTAAGAATTAAATAAAGGAGAGAACTTTTATGAAAAAGATTAAATATTTTATTTATACACTACTATTGCTTATTGTATTTACTGCATGCGGAACTAAAGAAGTTAAGCCTGATTATACTAGTAAAGAAGCTGAAACAGCACTAAATAACGGCGAAGATTTAACAGGTAAAACTGTGCAATTTACAGTTGATAAATATGTTCCTGATGGCTCATTAGGATATACAATTCAAACTGGAGATCATTTAAACTTTGTTTCAAGCAAAAATCCAGATGTAAGAACAGGGGATAAAGTAATTGCAAAAATAAAGAAAGTTGAAAACCTTATGGGGTCTTGGATAATTACTTTCGATAAAAAATAATTCTCCCCTCTCTGGTGAGTTCTAGCATGTTCGATTCATGTTAGGGGCTTTAAATGAATATTGGAGGTGAAACTATGGCGAAACTAAATTGGTCCAAAAAATACAAATATGTTTTTTCGTACTCAAACAAAAAAGGAACTTTTTGGGGATATCGCTATCCTTATTACAACTCTCTAAAACACCGAAAAGAAGCTAGCAAACGTGGATTTGAAAGTGAAAGAGCGGCGAATAAAGCATTGCTAAAAATCCAATATGATTTAGAAACACAAAATACTTCCTTCATCGAAAATAAACAACTCACCATAGATGAATGGATCAAAGTCTGGATACCTTACGCCCAAGACAATTGGAGTGTTTCAACAAAACAAAATATTGAATCTGCTATCAAATTTCACATATCACCATTAATTGGAAATCAGAAACTATCTTCTTTAAATAAGATTACCTATAAGCGAGAATTTATTGACAAATTAAGACAAGAAAACAAATATACAGAATCCACGATTCAAACGTGGCATAAAATTGTAATGAGGATGATTAACGCTGCGGTACACAATCAAATCATCCCTAGCAACACGCTAACAGGCTTTAAATTTGATTTAAGTAATAATGTTCGTTCATTCTCTAAAAAGGAATTACAGCGATTTATAGCGGTTTTAGAAAACGAAGATATTCAAACGCAAGTTATATTTTTGACTCTGCTAAAATCTGGAATGAGAAAAGGTGAATTGATGGGGCTGCGTTGGAGTGATATTGATTTAAACGAAAAATATTTCGATATCAATTCTACACGTGGCGATTATGGTGAAAATAAGCCGAAAACAAAAACTAGTATTCGTAAAGTTTATTTTGACAACTCATTACTCACTTTAATAAAAAAATACAAAAATCATGAGAAAGAACGGCTTTTTAGAGAAGGGATAATTTTAAGCGATAAGGACTATTTTATTTTAAGTTCTCGAAATTTACCTATCAAACAATCAAGAATTACGTATATGTTTCGCCTGTTATGTGAAAAAGCAGAAGTTCAAAACATAACCGTACACGGCCTAAGACATACCCATGCAACGTTTTTAATTGAAGCAGGAGCAAACATTAAGTACGTTTCAACTCGGTTAGGACACAAGAATATTAATATAACTTTGGATGTTTATAGCGATGTGCTAAAAGAAGAAGAAAAAGAAACAGCTGATATGATGGATAAACTTATTGAGAACTTGTGA